TAAGATGATTTTTTTCTTTTTACTTTCTGTAACCTTTTTTAACTTTGGTAAGTTCATTAAAACCTCTTAGTATTTTGAGCCACTATCTTCTAAATTCTCGTAATCCAAAATTTTCTTTTGGAATTCCTCATCATAAACAAATAAATCTAAACTACGATTGACTAATTTTTGTAGTGAAAAGTCGTCGTGAATTGCTTTTTCTTTGAATTTACGATATAACTCGTTGATGATTTTTACTGATGTTAATTTCTCTTGTTTCATAATCTCTGTTATATATATTTATATATATAAATAGTGAGTTTAATCCAAAATAATGTATTTTTTATTTATTTTTTCACAATGTTCTAATGCTGACTTAGTTCCATTGGTTACGACTCCGTCGGTGCAGAATGCTATAACTTTATCAACATATTCAACCAATTCTTTGTTTCGTTTATGATAATAACCTACATTATAAGGTTTTCCATAATGATGTGGTTCTTTAACACAATACATATTATACGATTCGTGTTCCGGTGGAAACTCTGTGTATTTTAATTCAAATTCTAATGCGACTTGTTTTGCATATTTATCTGCTCCGTCGTCTGCCCCACCACTTACGATTTCCGTATCGGGTTGTTTCAATCTGATATCAAATAGGAATTGTTTTATTTTTCTACGATTTGTATAACTTCTACTACCAATGATTGCTAATTTCATTAGTCGTTTCGTTTTTGTTTTCTGATTGGTTCCGGATTGATTTCATCTTTATTGATGAATTCGTATGTTTTTCTAAATTCTTGTAAACCTTTGACGATATCTCGTGGATTATCGTATTCAAAATAAAATCTACGATATTGAAAAAACCCCAATGAATTGTTTGGTTTTGTGTCTTTTGGAATTATATCATAAAATATATAATGATTTTGGTCGTCGGTTAATTCTGGTATGATTATGATTTTAGTTCTGAACTCACCTGATGATTTCCAATAAGTGATAAATTGTGATAATGTATTTAAGTCAACTGCTTCTGTTTCTCTATCATACCAAAAGTATAATGGAAATGAAACTCCACTCAAATAATCTATTTGTTTTAGTTTCATTAATTCTTGAAATACTTCTTGTTCGTAATCGGTTGCCAAAAAGTCCGTTACTTTAATCCTTAAACTTGGTTCTGTCATTATAAGTCCTTACACAATTTACATTTTTTGTGTGGTTCACACTTTTCATATTCGTTGGCGATGATTTTACCTTCATCATCATAACACTCGTTGATAAACTCGTCTAACCTTGTGATAAGTTTGTTGATACTTGGTTTACCACTTGCGGGTGAGAAAGTTTGTAATCGTTTTTGTGGATACATCATATTTTCATACAATCTTCTCTTTAATATTAAATATTCAATATCTATTTTATCTTCTGATATTTCTAATTGTTTTGCCATAAAGTGTTTATACAACAACAACTGATTGGTTTTGTTCTTGTCGGCTTTCATATATTTATTCCAACCCATTGTGGAAGTTTTAATGTCAATAATTTTCATACGACCTGTTTTGGTGTCGTGTAGAACAACATCCATATAACCGACAAACTTAATACCTTTTGGTAATTCGTAGTTTAAATTCATCTCAATACCAACTAATTCTGTATTCTTCTTTGGAAAATAACTTGACTTTCTTTTTAGAAACTCATCAATGATAGCAAATCCGTCATTAGTGAACTCAATCATATCTTTTTGACTGACTTCAAACTCATCTCCATACATTTCTTTGGATTGTTTGAAGTTTTCTTTCATACGATAAATCAGAATATCGTGTAATGGTAGTTCGTCTGCTTCTTTGATAGTTTTGTTATAATAACAAACTAAATATGCTTGGATAGTTTCGTGTAGAGCAGAACCGAAACAAGTATAGATGTTACCTTTAAAGGTTTCTTCTTTGTCTACATAGTTTGCTTTCCAAGTATAAGGACACGCATCCCATTGACTAAACTGACTATAACTTATTTTGCCCATTTACCTCTTGCTACGACTTGTGCCATAACTCCATAATTTGATATGTCTGAGAAACTATCGGTTGCTGGTTCATTGTCCACCGCATTTCCCGTATCTCTCATCAATAATGTTTTTAATCTTTCTATTTTGTCATTACATCTAAACCAAATGCCCAACAACGATAATTTAATATCTTCTGGTGTTTTCAAAATTGTTCCAACTGCGATATTTTGTGGGCCGTAATCATATTGTTTTTTACAAAATAGTTCATATTGGTATCGTTGAATCTTTTTAAACTCTGATGTCATTTCTGGATAAGTTTGTTCCATATAATCTACAACATCATTTTCATAGTCACTTGTTCTTACACCAAGATTTTCTTTCTCTTGTAATATTTTTGTAGGTGCGTCTTTAATCATTATTTACTCCATATATTTTTTAGTTGTTTTTCATCTACACCATACTTTGACACAATAGAATATACAACATCTTTACCCATAATGTCAAGTGTTTTTTCAATATTTTCTGAACTTTCTTCAAAATAATCACACAATATATCCATTGCCCATTTCTCAATGGTTGATTTCTTTTTAGATTTGGTGTATTTTAGAAAAGTTCTTCCTTTTGGTAATACATTGGTGTAGAACTGATAAACTGATTTTGGTTTCAGTTCCCAATATTGTTGTATTTCATTCACAACCTCAATCCACTCTTGTTTCATAGATAAAAATCTATGTACCATATAATTAGACCAAGTCTTTTTATCGGCATCAGTTATGTTGTCCCAATAATTTTGGTTCTGAACATCTGTAATTTGTTTTATATGGTCAAATAGTGATTTTGTTTTCATAGTGAATAACCTTTTAGATATAAATAAATAGTATTGTAAATCTTTAAAATGTATTTTTTTTAATATTGGTTTGTCATTTCTGTTCTTGGAAATGAAACCTTGTGTCTATTGTAATCCATACTATCTTGATATAGTTCTTCAACTTCATTTGAGTATTTGTATTTACCGACATTATCTTTAATGTTGATTGTATTTCTTGCAACGAAATCTAATTTATCTGTATCGTCAAATAACTTTTTATCAGTCTTTCCAATTTTAAATCCATACTCAACATCAAGTTCAAAGTCATCTCCATTAGATTTAAGTGAAAAATTACAATTAAAATGTGAGTCTTTTAAGTTGTATCCTTTAAAGTTATCTCTGATGATAAAGTTTATGTTTGATTTGTTTGAAATATTTACCAACACCCAAGCAAAACCTTTGATTGATTTTATAACTTCATTTTCAATCGTATCAACTATATTGTTTTGTTCTGTTGATAGTAAAAATTCATTTGTAAATATACTATTATCTTTTTCTTCTTTTAATTCCACTTCTACTTCACCAACTTGTAGTGAGTTCTCTCTAATTCTTGCTCTGTAATATGGTGGTTTTCCACCCTTTTCTTTTGGTGTGGCGTATGAAAAATCATCTCCGATTAAATCTTCACCCTCTTTGGTAAATTTAAATGTGTTTAACAATACCTCGATAAAAAATGCCCTCAAATGTCTAATCATCAATATATTTTTATAATCATTTGAAGTCCAAGAGTTTAGTATGGTTTTTTCTTTTGATACATCAAATTCATCTTTGTAAACATCTAATGGTGTGTGGTCTAAAATGTCTGTTGATTGCATTAGATTTAATAATCCGTTGTTGGTAAAGTATTTGTGATTGTCATATAAGAATTTTAATTGTAACATAAAATCCATATGGTTTTCTTTTGGATAACCTGGTATCCAATTTGCATTATAAAATACATTACTTTCGTATGCTGATTTTAGAAAATGACTTACATCATCAGAAGTTTGATTTTTTTCCATAAGTGCCAATATTTTATTCACTCCGTTTTCACACCCAACATTCATATAGTTTAGTCCAACATTTACTGCTCTGGTTAATAATTCTCCGTCAAGTTTTTTATGTGTTCTGAAATGTCCACCCCAATACATTTTTGGTATGTTTCCATTTTCCATTTCTATTTCTAATTTATCGATTAGTTTTTTAAACAATGGCATTGAACCATTTATCAATGAATCAGTAAACCAAAAATTATTTATACCTGTATCTTTTTCCAATCCTTTCATCTCATCTACAATTTTTTCATTGTTTTTGTATCGATATAATCTTGTTTCACTACAAAATGTACATTTGAAAGTACAACCCCTTGAAGTTTGCATTGGTAATGTAACTTCTAAATTAAACAATTCTGCCAATCGTTTGTAATCATCAATAACTTTTGTATCCCAACTTGGTGTATTTAATTCATTTAGATTTTGTGGTAATAATCCACCATTAAATACCGGTGTTCTACCACTACGACCTTTCTTCAATACCGTAGGAAAACTTGGTGATTGTTTGTCCCAACGATAAATACCTTTGATGTTTTCGTAGTGTCCGTCTTCTATGTATTTATTGACTAAATCTGATATCACTCTTTCTCCGTCGTTAGAACCACAAGCAATGTCTACAAATTCTCTGTAATTATCTTTCTCAACTAACCCACCACACTCCGAATACCAAGAGTAAGGCCCACCATACCAAATCTGTATCTTTGGATTTATTTGTTTTACATATCTGGCGATGTAATCTGTTGTGATAATGTTTGATGTGTAAGTAGTGAAAGCCACAATATCATATGTTGAAAGTATTTCAATATACTCGTGCCATAAATCTTTAAAATAAGGTAGTATTTCTGTTTGAAAGTTTGTTTCTGAATTCCAAGGTTTATCATTACCCCAATCCCAAAACTTTTCTATGTGTTTTTCTTTTGTATAGATTGACGATAAGATGTTCAAATCTATTTGGTCTACAACGACATCTTTATTATTGATGTGTGATTTTAAACTACCGATTGCAAATGATGGTGTTTGAACTGACCATTGTGGACATATACATAGTGCTAATTTCATCAGACAAAGGTATCTCCTAACATCCAACTCAACATTGAATATCGTTTTCCTTCGGTAATCGGTGTAACTCTATGTGATAAGAATGCTGGAAAGATAATAATACTTCCCTGTTTTCTTGTTGCGGTGTAATTATTTTGTCCGGTTTTATCGGTGATACCAAATTCTAAATCTCCACCTTGATAATCATTTTCATCAGATAACTGAATTATTGCAGTAAGTTTTCTTGTGGAAGTTTCTCTTGAACCACAATCTGTGTGCCATTTGTATCTTCCACCTACACCATACTTTAATAATTTTACTGATGACATTTCTTGTATGTTGTAATGATATGTAGAAATATTTGATAATTCTAATACCATTTTGATTTTACTCAACATTTTTTCATCAGTATAAATCATTTCTTCTGTGTTACGAACTTCTTTGTTCATTATGTTTTTATCATATTGACCGGCAAGTTCTGAATCTTGTGATTGATTTTGTTCAAAATAATTTATCAAATCTTCACATTGTGATTTAGTTAGAAAAGATTCATTGTGAATTACAAATTTAAATGTGTTGTTTTCAATCATACAAAAGTATCCCCTACACCCCAACAAACACAAGAATATCTGTTTCCTTTGGTAATAGGTGCTACTCCGTGTCCTGCAAATGATGGGTGTATAATTAATTTACCAACTTCTTTTTCTATTTTTGTTCCGTCAAATAGTGTAAAATCTCCACCCTCGTAATCTGTGTTTAAAAATACAATACAAGTTAATTTAACTGAACTAAATCTTTTAATCGGGTGAAAGTCTGAGTGTTGATTATACCAATCTCCTACATCATATCTATGTGCTTGTAGTCTGTTGTCGTAAATCCCCTTGATATTGTATTTGTAAATCATTTGGTCTGCAATTTTGATTGCAGTCCAAAACTTATCAAGATATTTTTGTTCTTCTGTTCTACTGATGTTCAACATACAAACTTCATCTTTCATAACTGGTTCGTCCTGCCAAGTAGGATTTACTCCACCGGTGTAATGTCCTTGTTTTCTTTCAGATTGTTCATCAATATATTTGATAAAGAAATCACAATCTTCTTGTGTAAAGAAATTACTTTTTTCAACTACCCACTTGAAGTTTTGATTTAACTTCAAGGTATCCATATCTATTGGTTTATACATTTTTATCCTTATTTGAAGTGGTCACCGATAAATAATTCTTGAATTACATATCGTTTACCTTTACTGACTGGAACAACATTATGACATAGAAATGCCGGAAAGAAAGTTAATGAACCTTTTAGTTTGTTCATTGAATACCACTCTTTTGTGTCTTTGTCTTGGATTCCGAATTGAACATCTCCACCCTCGTATTCACTCGGGTCTGTTAATTGGATTATACCTACTAATTTTCTTACTGAACAAGTTCCTGCATTAAAGTCTGTGTGCCAACCATAGAATCCACCTTCTTTATATTCTATTAATTTTAATTCATTATCACACCCGTCAATATCAAAATGAAATACTTTATCATTCACGATATTGGCCATTTGAAACATTTTGTCCTGTAACCATTTCCAATCTTTATTTGGTTTGTCTGGTCTGAATTGATTTTCTTCTTGTTCACATAAATACCACTCATTAGTTTTTCTAATTTCTGGTATGATTGCGTTTTGTCCTTTTTCATCTCCGACACAACCAATAACATCTTGTTCTGATTCCATAATATCTTTTAATAATTCATCACATTTTTCTGGTGATAAAAAGTTTGGAATTTGAACTGAATATAAAAAGTCGTTATTCTGTTTCTGACTCATCTGATACTAAAACCCTATTCGCAAAATAATTCTTGCCATTATTTGTTCTGTTAATGTTGTATGTTTCTATAAGTCCGTCAATTTTTTCAACACTAACTACTTTAACTTTATTTAACTCATCATTTAAAACTTCATCACCAACTTCTAATGTTCTATAATTTTCATCAACATAAAACGGGTGGTCATCTGTGGCCATAATTTCTGTATTATCATCAAACTTATATTTTACTAAATTATCGTGTAGAATTTTTACAACCTCTAAAACTATT